TAGAAATTGCCCATACAGATTTTAAAGAATATGAGTAGTATAGAAAATACAGTAGCAGTAAAAATACTGAACAGAGCAGAGGTAGGTAAAGAAAAGTATAATACCACAATGGAACGTACTGACCTATCTAAACTAGATTGGCTAAAGCATGCCCAAGAAGAGGCTATGGATTTAGCAGTATATTTAGAAAAATTAATACAAATAGAAAAAAATGGCGGATAAAGAAGAACCAAAACTGCCTAGCTTTTTTGCTATGGCAGCTACTTTTACTAAAGAGCTAGCGACATATGCAGCTAAGGGAGCTCCAAACGTAAGTCCAGAGAGTTATATTAAAAGATTAGACGCATGTAGTAAGTGTCCTAGTTTTGTAGAATCTAAAATGAGATGTGGTAAATGTGGATGTCTGCTTGAGCATAAAGCTAAGTGGAGAACTTCAGATTGCCCAGCAACACCTAGTAAGTGGGCCCCAGAAATGATGTTAAGCGACGATGAGCACCAAACAAAACCTGATACAGAAGATAGCGACAAAGCATAACCTTCCTTTGAGTAAGGTTGAGGAGATAGTTAACTATCAATTCAAATTTGTAGCTGATATAATAAAGAAAGGAGATTTTCAAGCCGTAAGGTTGCCTTATTTTGGTAAATTCTCCGCAAAGAAAGAAAGAATAAAACATATTAAAAATGGATCTTCTCACCGTAAGTAATAATAAAGTAATCCCCTCAGCATATACTCTTACTATTAAAGAATTTGCTAAAATTGCTAAGAGAAAAAATTCTGCAAAAGAATTGTCTTACATCTACTACATGTGCGACCACAGCTCTCCATTCGCTGTATATGACGTAGATGTAAGGCATGCAGAAGTTGCTTCAAGTATATTTGATATAGACTGGGAGCCTGATGAGGCTGTTAAAGCTGCATGTGATAAGTATTCGTTTTTAAAAGAGACCTCTGCAATTAAACTTTTACAAGCTGCTAGGTCTGCAGTGAATAAACTTAAGAACTACTTTGAGATAATAGATTTAACTGCTATTGATGATAATGGCAGGCCAGTTTACCAAGCTAAAGATTTAGTTGCTAACCTGTCTAAGATGGCAGATGTAGTAGCAGGCCTATCTAAACTAGAAGATCAAGTTAAGAAGGATGAGCAATCTAAGTCTCCTAACAGAGGAGGGGTAGTGGTTAATAAATATAGTCAATAATGGATTTTTTAGAAGATATAGATGAATATAATGATGTAATGTATAATGCATACTTAGTAGTTACAAAGAAGAAAACTTTAAATTCGTTATATGACGATTTAAAAACAAATCATAAAGACTACTTTATGTTACCTTTTAATTTTACTAATAGTAAGGAAATAATAGAGCCTCTTATAGAGCATTTTTCTGATATGGAAGATTATGAAAAATGCGCAGAACTGATTAACATAAGAGATGTTCAAAAACACTAAAGCTTTACAACAACCTGCCATTGCTTATATGAGAGATGGCTACTATACGTCTGCGCTCCCAGGAACTCAGGCATATTATGAGTATTGGGATGGAGAAATGCATAAATGCTTATATGGATATACTGTAGGAGACATAACTATTACAGGTAACCATTATTTTTATCTTAATTATTGTCCTATTGATAGATCTGTGAAAGAGGTACTACCCGATGGAACAGAGATCGCTAGACGTGATAGAACTTTCCCTGCATTTTACGATGGAGATTGGAAATACTTTACAGCAGTAGATAAATGTAGAAAGGAGAATAAACATATGACTGTGCTAAAGGCACGTCGTAAAGGATATTCTTATAAAGCAGCAGCAATGCTAGCTCGTAATTACTTCTTTGTGCGTAATAGTAAGAATTATGTATTTGCAGGACAGAAAGAATATATCATTGGAGATGGTCTTTTATCTAAGACCTGGGAAATACTTTCATTTGTAGACGACAACACAGCATGGACTCAGCCTCGTATCAGAGATAGAGAAATGACTAAAATGTCTGGATATAAGAAGAATGTTAATGGAGCCGATGTAGAACTTGGTATGAAGTCGCAGATTATTGGAGTATCTTTAAAGGATAACCCAGATAAGGTGAGAGGGAAAGCAGGTGAGCTTATTTTCTTTGAAGAAGCAGGTGCATTTCCAGGATTATTGAAAGCTTGGGAAGTTGCAATGCCTACAATGCGTCAAGGGGCTAACACTCTTGGGACTATGATTGCTTTTGGTACAGGTGGTACAGAAGGAGCTGACTTTGAAGGGATGGAAGAGTTATTTTATAATCCAGATTCATATGATTGCCTTTCATTTGAAAATGAGTGGGATGACGGAGCGAGAGGAACTGTGTGTGGGCATTTTGTACCTATTTATGAAAACTTAGAAGGGTTTATAGATAAGGACGGAAATTCTAATAGAGATAAAGCGGTAGAGTTTGAAGAAGGAAATAGGATAAAGAAAAAGGGAACTAGTGATCCTAAAGCGCTTGATCAATATATAGCAGAGCACCCTATGAATCCTAGAGAGGCGACTCTTCAAGTATCAGCTAATTTATTTGATATTGCATCTTTACAAGCACATTATAACAATGTGAAAGTCAACAAGTTAGATAAGATAGGTACTGCAGGTAAACTATATTACGGTAAAGGTAACAAGATTGAGTTTAAACTTGACGGAAATGCTAAGCCTATTATGAGGTACCCGCATAGAAAAGAGGATGATCTTGATGGAGCTATTATTATATATGAATCTCCATTTAAGAATGCTAAACAGCAGGTGCCTGCAAATTTATATATTATATGCCATGACCCGTATGGGCAAAACAAATCAGCAGACTCTTCTTCTTTAGGAGCTTGCTATGTTCTTAAAAGGGTTAATAATATATCTAGTCCTGATGACATGATTGTAGCTTCTTACGTAGGAAGACCTCATAGTCAGGATGAGTACAATAGAAATATGTTCTTACTTGCAGATTATTATAATGCTAAGATAGGATTTGAGAATGATCGTGGAGAGGTTATTGCATATGCAAGACGTCATAGAAAGTTACATAGGTTGCAGGAAGAATTTGAGATGCTTGATAAGAAGGATCTTAGAAGTAAGACTGTAAAGCGTCAGTATGGTATGCATACGACAGAGGCTAGGAAACGTCAAGGAGAATTATATATACGGGACTGGCTTAATACTACAAGACATGTAAATGAGGATGGATCTCAAGTACTTAATATGCATAAGATATATGATTTAGCTTTACTTCAAGAGTTGATAAAGTTTAATCATATGGGTAACTTTGACCGCGTAATGGCATTTATGGTGGGAATGTACCATACTAGAGAATTGTATAATTCAGAGGTTCGAGAAGTATTAGAGGATAGAACTGCAGACAAATGGTTTGATTCTAATTACTATTAGTGATATATTATAAAGTAAAAGGTAAAATTAAATTTTATGTTTTATAAGTCTTTAAATTAATTATTTTTGTAGGATATGTACTTAGGAGGAGAAAAAATACCACAGCAAAAACTCCCATTGTCTAAAAAGACTAAAAAATGGAGAGAAGCTTGTGTAAAAGCATTTATTGATTTATCTAGTAACGGGACAGGCGACAGAAGAAGCCAGTTACGTTCTTTGTACGATTACTATAACGGTGTAATTGAAGATTCTGATTATAATTATGTATTGAAACCTTACGGTAAGACACGTAAGAACTTTCCTTCTAAAATGCGTAATTACCCTATTATCAAACCTATCATTGATCTTCTCCTGGGTGAAAAGTCTAAGCGTCCTCTCAATTACACTGTTACAGTACAAAACTCTGATACTGTAAGCGAGAAGGAAAAAGCTAAACAGCAAGCTATCTATAAAAACTTAGAGATGCAATTCTTGAAGGTGATGGCTGAACAAAATCCTGAATTATTTGAAGGAGGCCAGATGCCGGAAGAGATTCCAATGCCTGAACAGATTGCAGAGCAATTTGATAATAGCTATGTTGATAATAGAGCTATCAAAGGGCAGTATGCACTTAATTATATAATGCAAGAGCAGGAGATCTATGATAAACTGCAAAAAGCATGGTTTCATTTTTTAGTTTCAGGTGAAGTATATACTCACAGAGGCGTTAGAAATAATGAACCTTTTTATGAGGTATTAAATCCTATTGATATAGATTACGATAAAGATCCTGATTTAGAGTTTGTTGAAGATGGAGATTGGGCGCTTGTACGTAAATACGTACATGCATCTACTGTAATAGATCACTACCACGATATTTTATCAGACCAGCAAGTTTTAGAGTTAGAAGAACCTAGACATGCCGAGCATGATAGTTACTTAATGGCTTCTAGTACAAGCACTGATCCTAATTCTTTCAGATCTAGACTTATTGAAGTTGTAAATGTTTATTGGAAATCTAGAAAGCGTATTGGTTTTGTAGAGTACATGGACGAAGAGACTGGGCAGGTGGAAGTGATGGAAGTTGAAGATGGATTTAAAATGCCTGCAGAGTTAAAAGAAGCAGGAGCTAAATTAAAATATGTTTGGGTTAATGAGGTATGGAAAGGAACTCGTGTTGATGGAAGATTTTACATAGACATTAGCCCTATTGCTAATCAGCGTTTGTCTTTAGATAATCCATCTAAATGTAAACTTCCTATTAATGGTAGAAAGTATTCAGATGTAAATAGTAATAATATTTCATTAGTATCCCTTGGAATTCCTTATCAGCTAAATTATAATATCTACAAGTATAGGCTTGAGCTTGCAATAGCGAGATCTAAAGATATAGTTGCGCAGTTTGATATTAACATGATTCCAAAGAAATGGGACATGGATAAGTTTATGTATTTTGTAGAAGGTACAGGTATTGCGTGGGTAGATTATAATAAAGAAGGTGTACAGCTTTCTCCACAGCATCAGTCTGTATTAGATATGTCTATTAAGACAATCGAACAGTACATTGTTTTACTTAACTCTATTATGGAGGAGTGGGAAAAACTATCAGGTGTTACAAGACAAAGACAAGGTGATATAGGTGCTTATGAAGGTAAAGCTTCTAGTCAGCAGGCTATACTACAGTCTTCTCATATTACAGAGGATCTCTTCCGTAAGTTTGGAAGAATGGAGCAAAGAGATTTACAAGCACTTGTAGATTACTCTAAAGAGGCATGGCTTTCAGGAAAGAAAACAATGTTTGTAATGCCTGACGGTACTACAGATTTTCTAGATATAGATTCTATGTCTTATACTGAAACTAACTATGGTATATTTGTATCAGATGCAGGTAAAGACCAAATGAAGTTAGATCAGATTAAAGGTCTTGCACAGGCAATGATTCAAAATGGAACTAAGACTTCTATGGTTGCAGAGATGTTTGATTCAGACAGTTTCCCTCAAATTAAGGCTAAACTTAAGAAAGCTGAAAAAGCTGCAGAAGAATTAGAAGCGGCTCAAGCGAAAGCTCAGCAAGAAGCTCAGCAGCAGCAAATGCAGTTAGATCAAATGAAGACAGAGCAGGAATCTTTAGATAAAGAAAAAGATAGACAAACTGAAATTGAAGTAGCTCTTATTAATGCAGAGTCTAAACAGAATCCTGAAGCAGATAGTTTTAATCTACAGAAAATGATTAAAGACTTTGAACTTAAGCAAAGAGAGCTTGATATAAAAGAGCAAGAGCTTAACGGTAAGATGCAGAATGATTCTAATAAGAATGATGTAGAGCAGCAAAAGAATATGATTCAAAGAGAGGCTAATAAAAATCCTAACAATGCTAAATAACCAGCAACGACGATCTATATTAGAGAGTGCTAAAGCTGCTGAGTATAAAGGCAGTGTATTGGATTTATTTAGACAGGCTGAACAGGGAATGGATATAACTCAAGTTATAAATCCTCCTGAGCAAGAAATGCTAACTGCGAACACCCCCCAAGAACAACAAACTGGATTAAGAGAGCAGCATGCTCAAGGTAATACTCAAGCATCTATGGCTTTCCCAGATGTACAGCCTAATGCTGCATTTAATACTAAAGGTATGAAAGTGCCTATTGATATTACTAAATATAATGAGCAAGGACATCTTGTACAGTCGTTTAAAGATGTACCTCCAGGAATAGAGAATCTACCAACAGGACCTGAGAAAGGAACTGTCATTGAAACTCCTTCTTATCAAAAAGGTGGTAAAAAATTAACATACGCAGAGTGGAAAGATGCTTTACCTAGTAATTTAAGAAATACAGATACTTCTACGTATAATTTAAAAGGAGCTTATAAAGCGGGGCTGCAACCTATGTGGTATGAAGAAGATCAATCATATCATTTATCTACAGTAGATCCTACTACAGGGAGTTTTCTTAAATCAAAAAAACATTCTACTACACATAAAGAAACTGATTGGTTTAAAAATCAAGGTTCTCCTATGTTAGGACCTAATAGATTAACTCATAAAATAGTTGCAGATCCTACTGGGCATTTTGGAGAAGATCAATTAAAGTATGTTCGTGCTAAAGATTTTGTAGGGCCTAGTGAATATAAAAAAGGCGGGTATAAAAGAAAATTTTGCCTATAAGTGGTATATAATAAAGAAGTAGCCAAAAATAATAACCAATGTAAAACTAAAACTTATTTTAAGTAAGTTTGTAAAAACCAAAAATTATGAGTGAAGATAATAAAAATATCTCCTTAGACGACATATCATTTGATGATATGCTTGGTGAGGGAGTTAGCACGGAGACTGCAGAGGCAGCTCCAGAGGTCAAGGAAGAAGTTAAGGATACTGTAGAAGCAGATGAGCTAGATGCAGATGCTAAAGAACTTAAAGCCGAAGAGCCTGAAGAAGAAATTGTAGAAGAGGAAAAGGTTGCAGAAAAGGAAGAAGTAGAAGAAGAAGTTGAAGAAGAAGCTCCTGAATCTGATACTGTAGTTAGTGAGATTTTATCTAAACTAGGCTACGAAACAGATGAAGAGTATGAAGATACTGCTGACGGACTATTAAAACTTACTCAAGATATGAGTGGTAAAATAGCAGAATCTCAGTTAGATGAACTTTTTGAAAAATTCCCTTTAGTTAAAAATCATTTAGAATATGTTATAAATGGTGGGGAATCTCAAGACTTTATGCAAGCTTATGATCCAAAGTTGGATTATAATAAAATAGAAATTGATGAAACTGACTCTCGTAGCCAAAAAGCAATCTTATCAGATTACTTTGCTGGAAAAGGTCATGATAAAGATTTCATCGAAGAGCTGTTAGAAGATTATGAAGATACAGGTAAATTGTATCAGAAAGCAGAAGCAGCAAAAAAAGCATTAGCTACATCTCAAGGGGAAGAGCGTCAAAAGTTAGTAACTAGACAAAAAGAACAAAGAGAGCAGCAAGCTAAAAAGCAAGAAGAATTTTGGAGTGGAGTTCAAGATACTATTAAAACTTCTAATGACTTTGCAGGATTAACAGTTCCGCAGAAGGATAAAGGAAAGTTTTTTGATTACATTTCAAAGCCCGTAGATAAAGAAGGGCACACACAACGTGATTTAGATCATAGTGAAGCTGAAATAGAAGTGAAGTTAGCAATTGATTACCTTATGTATAAAGGTTTTAAATTAGATGACATCATTAATAAGAAAGCTAGAACTAAGAGTGCTAAATCCCTGAGAGATAAAATCTCTAAAAACGAAGAAAATCTTAAAAGTGCTCGTAAGGCATCTAAAAGAAGATCTACGTTTGATATAGATGATTTAGATCTTAGTATTTAATTAGGCAATTAGTGGAAACACGACTGCATATATAACTTTTAAAAATAGATAAAAAATGGTAAATGGAACAAATATAAGCGTTCAAAAAACGTTTTATAACGATTCGCAAATGACTGACATGAACAGTCTTGCAAATGCGTTGTTGTCTAAGCCTGCTGAATTATCTCCAATCATTACTCATTTATCAGGTAAAGATGATAAACGTTTTCCACTATCTTTCTTAACTGAAGGTGTTGGTAACGTTAAGTCTATTGACCGTCTTGAGTATGAGTATCGCGTAGCGACACAACGATTGAGAACTCGTCCAGTAGCAGCTACAGTAAGCGGTGCACAAGGTGCAGGTGGTGCAGCTTTTGAAGTTGAATTCCCTGATAAAAACTTTGTATTTCCTTATGTATTAGTATCCCAATCAGGTGTACAAGCTCGTATTATGAAAGAGCCTCAACCAAGTGGATCTAACTGGAAATATACTCTACAATTAGTTAACCCATCAACTACTGCAACTATGCCAGAGGCAGATGTAGCAGCAGGAGCATTATTTGCTTCTATGTATGCGCCAGTAGGAGTTGACTTCTCTCGTGGTAATGCATCTAACTGGGAAACTCCTGGTTTAGTTCGTAACAAATTAACTACAGTTCGTAAGTCTTATCACATGTCTGGTAATGCTAAAGATTTTGTAGCAGAATTCTCGTTACCAACTAAAGGTGGATCTACAACTAAATTGTGGATGGACTATGAAGAATATTTACACATGCTTGACTTTAAAGAAGAGTGTGAAATGTACTACTGGTACGGTAACAAATCTTACGATTCTAACGGGCACACTCACATGAAAGATGAGAATGGTCAGCCTGTAATTGTTGGTCCTGGGTTATTACAGCAAGTTATCAATAAAGATACTTACTCTACAATGACTGAGACTAAATTAAAGAATATTATTGGTGACTTGTTCTACGGAATGACTGATGCTTCTGCTAAGCAAGTTACATTATACACTGGTACCGGTGGTGCTCGTGAATTTGATGAAGCTCTTAAGAATCACTTTGGTGTAGGTTCTAACACTTGGAAAGTTTCAAGTGGAGATAGTCGCTTTATCACAGGATCTGGTCGTAACTTAGGTTTAACTGGATACTTTAACTCGTATGAGCATGTAGATGGTCACGTAATCAACGTAGTGAAATTACCTATGTTTGATCACGGTGCTGTTGCACAAGCTCGTGCAAAACACCCAGTTACTGGGTACTCACTTGAATCTTACCGTATGGTATTCGTTGATCAATCTAACTATGATGGTCAGAATAACTTACAAATGATCTCTAAGAAAGGTCGTGAAATGATGAGATGGTGTGTAG